TTTTGCCCCCTTTTCTCCACCCATATATAAAGATTGTGCTTTTTTTATATTAAAAAAGGTATTTTAAATGTATATGGGTTGTTTATATCGTTCTTGAGAATGTGTGAGAAAGATATACTGGGGAGTATATCTGAAGGGTCTTCGGAGTTACTTTGAGGGTCTTTTTATTCTCAATAAAATGTTCTCAGGTGTAGTGATCTTAGCGAGCAGTCTAACAGCAACTCGCAGAAATGTCAAGGGGGCGGATATAAACTTTTATGGGGATTGACACGCAAAAAATATCAGTCTCCCTTATAAATATCCAATGGAAGATTGACAATATCCCCAGTCCATTCTATACTTACTAAGTCACACCCACGGAGTCAATCATGTCAGTCGCTATCAGTCAGGCACAGAAGCAACGTTACAGAATCACGCTGGATCTTGAAGTGATGGAAGATTTTGACCCGCATCAGATTGATTGGGAGAACCTCTTCGAGCTGGAGGGAAATGAGCGACTGATTGATAGTTACGTAGAGGACTTAAGTGTACCTATGCGGTGGTGACAAAGTATAGAGAAATTGTGCCAGTCAGCGAACTGGTCTACTAGCAGTTGATCTGGGGTCGTTCTGCTGTATTCTATAAGAGTCAAAGCAAGGCACCCCATGACCGTCACCACCATCACCGTTGACCTGACCCAGCCAGTCAAGCAACAATGGGAGGGGATCCAACAGCAGATCGACGCACTGAATGCAGAAATCCACCGCACCGACCTGATCAAGGCGATCCGCATTCTCTGCGCTGAGGCAGTCGGATGCACCTCCACTGGTCGCGACATGTTCCCCGCTGTTGTTGCCGCTGCCACCTCTGGAACCCTGGCAGGCGTTAAGGCAATCTCAGGTCACACGGGCGGACACTCCTACGTAGCTGCAGAGCACCGCGCTGAACTGCGGACCCTGACCGCTGAACTCTACGCGCTGTCCTGATTTCTCTTTACTTAGTAGCACGGAGGTTGACATCAGTTTGCCTCCGTGATATTATAGAGGAGAGCATCAGTGAAATGACAGTTATTATGCGGCGTTCGTTTATATCGTCGGGGGGCGTGATATAAAATTAATGGGTCCCTGTAACCTACAGAGGTGACAGATCGACCTCGATATATAATGCGAAAGTTGATTTCATTTACAGAAAAAAAATCCCGGAGGTAAAAAACCAATGGAAAAGGTTTATCACATCTATGCGAAAGAAGAGTGTATATACAACAATTTAAGTGTTGATGAGTTTCATAATACATGGGAAACCCTCAAGGGAATGGTTGGTCTAATGAAGACTGATTATGAACTTGAGGATTTATCATATGAGGAGTGCAATCGCCCCATGGGGTATGGTGGTACGGATAACACTGTAGAACCATTAGGCGAAGATTCATATTGACAGACTACATAACACATACTATAATTGAACTGAAGTAATTTCAAAAACATGGCAAAAGGATTTACTGTTAAGGCAAAAACGCCCGCAAAGAAAAAAGAGGAATGGGACATCGATGCAATCAAAGCACGTATGCGAGGTAAGACAATTGTATTCTGTCTTCCTGGACGTGGATGTTCATTCACATTCTTGAAGAACTTTGTACAACTGTGCTTTGATATGGTACAGAATGGAATGAGTATTCAGATCAGTCAGGACTACTCTTCTATGGTTAACTTTGCACGTTGTAAGTGTTTGGGTGCGAATGTCCTTCGTGGTCCTAAGCAAGTACCTTGGGATGGAAAGTTGCAATATGATTATCAACTGTGGATTGACAGTGATATTGTCTTTTCTACAGAGAAGTTCTGGCAGTTGTGTGATCTTGCAATCCCTGCAGAGGGTGAAGAAAGAGAGATCACTGCAGGTTGGTATGCCACTGAAGATGGACAGACTACCTCTGTTGCACACTGGTTGGAAGAAGATGAGTTCCGTAACAATGGTGGAGTAATGAACCACGAAACAGTGGAATCCATCAGTAAGCGGCGTAAGCCCTTCACTGTAGACTACACAGGTTTTGGATGGGTGCTCATTAAGAAGGGAGTATTTGAGAATCTTGAATACCCTTGGTTTGCTCCTAAGATGCAAGTCTTTGAGAGTGGTAATGTTCAGGATATGTGCGGCGAAGATGTGTCGTTCTGTCTTGATGCTAAAGAAGAAGGTTTTGAGATCTGGTGCGATCCTCGTATCAGAGTCGGCCACGAAAAAACTCGCGTAATCTGAGGTACTGAACTATGATGATGAAAGGCGGCACTTACGTTAAGGGCACCCCTAAAAAAACTCGCCAAGGACGCTCGCAATATACACTATTGTCCGCGACTTCTCGTAATAAAGCAAAGAAAAAGTATCGGGGTCAAGGCAAGTAATATATAAAAGTAGTTGTAAACTTTTGTATGCCTTGCTTGATTGCGAATCTTCCCTCTTATGAGGTTTGGGTAAGAAAAGAATATCTCACTGATCATCAATCTGGTCATGGTGAATTTGTTAAGGGCGTCTGGGTATCGGTTAAGTCGATACCTGGGCGTGCTTTTTATTTTGAGACATATTTACCTGAATATGCGGCAATGTATGATAAGTTGCCTATCAGCGCGTTTGTCTCGTCTCCAGAACTCCCTACACCTGATATGGAGTTACATAACCTTCAATTCTGGAATTGTATGGACTATGGTGTTACTGTAGTACAGAAACAATTCATTGGTAGTATGCACTATGAGTGTTATACCAGAGATTATGGACCTCAAACAGGTACATATATCTGTACTATCGATAATTATCATCAAGATCCTGATGCTGTTGACTATGCAACATCAGAGAATCCCTCAGAACATAAGTCTCATAATCTAATTGAACTAGATAATGGGCAGTTTGCACTATATCCTAATAATAGGACACGTATTTTTGACAATTCATTGACTCCAGAGGAGCCTAAAATCCCAGATTTTAAGGTTTCAACTGTTTATTATCAAGTTGAGAACGGTCATGACCGTGATGGACTTGGAAATGATGAAAATTATTTCTGGAAAACTGCAAAAGAGCGTAAAAATAACGAAGAAAACCCACCAATTGCCGAATTTTAGAAAAATGACCGATTTTTTAGACAACTTAGCTAACGATCAGCACCAAAAAATGCTTCGTGAGATCGCAAATGATGATTTAACACCAAAAAAACGCGATAAAAAGCAAGAAAATGAAATTTTTGAGAATGAAACACCTCCAACACCTCTTTATGAGTGAAAATGATTGATGAAAACGGATGGTGGCAGCGAGATCCAATCAAAGATGAAGAATGTATCTTGATTTGTCTGCAAAATGCACCTTGTGGAACTGATAAAAAGCAAGTTGAACGCTTAATTAAGCATTATGAACTTTTAAATGCTAATAATCCTTGATAAATAATACATAATTGCCGTATTGTTGTGCCTTTAGAAAGGGTAAGTCAAGGATTTAAGGATATTAGTATGACATTTCAGAGTAATCCTCTGACAAAAGATTTGATTGCCTTAAAAAATGAGAATGCAATCGCCAGATCGGTTAAAAATATTGTATTTACGAATCCTGGAGAGAAATTTTTCAATCCAAAATTCGGATCTCGTATTACAGACTCACTTTTTGAGAATGCAGATGATTTGACCGCGATTGAAATTCAAACTCAGATAGAAGAATCTATCACTAGGAATGAACCAAGAGTTAGACTTACCTCTGTTGATGCAAATGCTAATATAGATGGCAATGCATTCGATGTTGTTATTACATATGACATTATAGGTGCTGATATTCCACCACAACAATTAGAATTCGTATTGCAACCAACCAGGTAAAATGCCACTAGTAAATTTTACAAATCTAGACTTTGAGGACGTTAAAACAACACTCAAAGAATATTTAAAGTCAAATTCCAATTTTTCGGATTATGACTTTGAAGGTTCTAACCTATCTACTATTCTAGATGTATTAGCATATAATACGTATATTACTTCGTATAACGCTAATATGGTGGCGAACGAAGTTTTTATTGATACAGCGACTTTAAGAGAGAATGTAATAGCCCTTGCAAGAAATATTGGATATACCCCCAGATCAAGAAAAGCAGCAACTTCTGCAATATCATTCTTTGTTGACACTACTAACATAACACCTAAACCAGCGTCTCTAACCCTCCGTAAAGGGACTGTAGCAACGTCTTCAGGGTCGTTCGGGGGTCTGGGTGGTGCGTTCTGTATTTTAGATGATATAACAGTTCCTGTGGTCAATGACATTGCATCTTTTGATAGTATCACTGTTTATGAAGGAACCGTTATAGAGAAAAATTTTACATATAGTGCTAGAAATCCTCAACAGAAATTTATTTTACCAAATATAGGTGTAGACACTGATTTAATCAGAGTAGCTGTTAAAAATAACTCTTCATCTACTGCATCAACAAAGTATTCCCTACAAGACAATCTTTTCTATATTGGATCAGAATCAAAAGTTTACTTCTTACAAGAAGTAGCGGATGAGCGATATGAAATATTCTTCGGTGATGGAGTTTTTGGTAAAAAACTTGACGATCAAAATTATATTACTGTCACGTATCTTACGAGTAATGGAGATTCTGGAAATGGATTCTCACAGTTTGCTTTTAATGGAAGAATCACATATGTAAGAGATGGATCCGAACATGTTGTTTCTGAAGGAATTTCGTTTATAACACCTGAATATAGTTCCAGAGGAGGATCGGCAATTGAACAAGTAGAATCTGTTAGAAAATATGCACCAAAGATTTATTCTACTCAAAATCGTGCAGTAACAGCAGATGATTATGAAACACTGATTCCTGCAAAGATATATCCAGACACAGAGTCCATTTCCGTATTTGGTGGAGAAGATTTAATTCCACCACAATATGGAAAAGTTTTTATCAGTATTAAACCAAAATTTGGAGATTTTCTTCCAAACTTAATTAAGGATAGTATTAAATTAAAATTAAAGAAATACGCAGTCGCAGGTGTTGTACCTGAAATTTTAGATCTTAAGTATCTGTATCTTGAAATTAGTTCAAGAGTTTACTACAACACAAATTTAGCACCTTCTGCAGCAGATGTTTCTACAATAGTTACTACTAATGCATCTAAGTATGCAAATTCTACGGAATTAAATAAGTATGGTGCTAGATTTAAGTATAGTAAATTCTTAAAAGTAATTGATGATAGCCATGAGGCAGTAACATCAAACATTACTGTTGTTAAGATGAGAAGAGATCTGAGAGTTGTACCAAATACAATCGCAGAATATCAAATTGGATTTGGTAATCAGTTCCATATTTTCAGTTCTGGTGGTTACAATATAAAATCTTCAGCATTTAGAGTTGCTGGGATTTCTGAAAATGTATATCTTGGTGATATTCCAGATTCGGATGGAATAACAGGGAGATTATTTTTATTCACCCTTCCTAATGTAGGATCTCAAAATCCAACAGTTATACGATCTAATGCTGGTAGCATCGACTATGTAAACGGAATTATAACTGTTAATGCTATTAACATACTCGCTGGAATGGAGAAAGATGGGCAGCAGGTAATTGAAATTCAAGCAACTCCTTTATCAAATGATGTTGTCGGATTACAGGACCTTTATTTGCAACTAGATACTAGTAAAAGTACGTTTGAAATGGTATCAGACGAAATCGCATCAGGCCTTGACCCATCGGCATCAAGTTATATTGTATCCTCTTCATATGCAGAAGGCAATTTAGTTCGTGCTGGTGGTCCTGGCAATATTGCAACTCCTGTAGCAACCACTGTAGTAACATCTACCACCACTAATAATGCTTTCACTGGATCAACTACATCAACTCCGACTACAGGCGGTTCTGGTGGTTCATCAACACCTTCGGGTTCAGGCAGCGGTTACTAATTTAGAGATATAGAAAAAAATGGCAGAAACAAGAATCAAGTTTAGCAGTATCGTCAAGAACCAACTCCCAACTTATGTTGAGAATGAGTTCCCTCTTATCTCTGAATTTTTAAAGCAATATTATATTGGTCAAGAATATAAAAGTGGTCCTATTGATTTAATTCAAAATATTGATCAATACGTAAAAGTCGATGAGCAGACCACATTAAATCATTTTATAGTCTTGAATGGTGATGTTGATGAATTTTCTACAACGATAAATGTAAATCTTACAAAATCTCCAGACGGAACAAATCATTTTCCAGATTCCTATGGTCTTCTTAAAATAGGTGATGAAGTAATAACTTACACTGGAAAAACCTCGTCTTCATTTACTGGATGTATCAGGGGATTTGTTGGAGTAACTTCATATAAGTCAAATTCCAATCCAGAAGAACTTGTTTTTAGTTCTACAGAAGCTTCTGAGCATAAAGATGGTGCAACTATAGAAAATTTAAGTTGCCTTTTCTTAAAAGAGTTTTTAAATAAAACTAAAATTCAATTTTTACCTGGATTGACTGATAGACCTTTATCCTCAGAGGTAAATCAGAATGTCTTTATAAAACAGGCAAAAGATTTTTACACCAGTAAAGGAACGGACGATTCTTATAAAATTTTATTCAAAGCTCTTTATGGAGTAGATGTTGAAATAACAAAACCAAGAGATTATCTCTTTACTCCTTCAAATGCTAGAAATTTAGTAACATCTAATTTTTTAGTTGAACCAATTAAGGGCGATCCTTCAGATGTAGATAGTAGAACGTTATTTCAGGGAGATAATGATGAAACATATACATCAATATATGATATAGAAAAAATTAGTGCTGGAGTTGGAAAGACTTATTATAGATTTGCTTATGATGATGGTTATAATAGAGATAGTAGAGCTTTTGGATCTACAATAGGTACGTTTAAAGTAGCACCAAAAACTCGCTTAATTGGAAACGTTGCTGCAGGAGCAACTTTTATTGATGTAGATTCTACAATTGGATTTCCTAATTCTGGGGAAATTTATGTAAAATATCCACAAGGAGTATCTGCTAAAGTTGGTATTGTATCATATACTTCTAAAACTATAACTCAATTTCTAGGGTGTACCAATATCAAGGAAGATATGGTAGACCAAGACACTGTGTCTACTCAAGATTTTGCCAATGTAAAACCAGATCAACTTCCTGATGGTTCTTCAATTGATGTCCGTCTTACTCCAGTTTTATCCGGTTTTTCAAAACAAGATGGAATCTATGATTACAAACCGGGAGACAAATTTGATATAAAAACATTAGGGATCGAAAGTGATTCTTTCAAATTCAAAAACTGGTTATACAATAATCCAGTCAAGTATCTGATCAGTAAAATTGAATTAATTAGTAATGTTTCTCCTAAAATTTACAAATTAACTTTAAACAAAGAAAACTACTTATTTCTCGGTGACAATGTAAAAATTAATTCAGCGTCTGGAGCAGAATCTTATGATGCAGAGATTTCAGATATTATATCAGCCAAAGTTGTAACAATTAGGACCTCTGGAACTCTTACCATTGGAGGAGAATACTCTTTACTAAGAACTTTAAGAAAAGTAAAATCAGCATCTTTTCCCCAAATTGATAAATTTCATGCTAATGTTCAAAATATTTACAAAAAACAGTATGGTGATTCATTATTAGTTGCATCAAACTCTCTACCCTCTTATAAAGAGAGACCAATCGTTGCAAAAAAAGATTCTAAAACTTTTAGTGGTACTTTCCTTGGAGAAACTATAGAATTAATCGAACATGGATTTTATAGTGGAGAAGCGGTATATTATACTCCCCAAAGAACTCAAACAACTATTACACTTGATGGAGAAGATATAATTGAAACTTCTGTTCAATCTTCCTTGTTTGGTGGAGACACTGGTGGGGAGGGAGTATACTATGTTCTTAGAGTAGATAATAATCATTTAAAATTGGCAAAATCTCTTGCCAATCTTTATAGTTCACAGTTTGTAACTATAGCATCCTCAACCACGGTTGTCGATAATATTATAGAAAGATTTGAGACAAGAGGTAAAAATATAGAGTCACAAAAACTTTATAGAGAGGTTGCTACACCAGTTAATACTGATGTTGAAACAGAAACTCAACCAGGATCCACTGGAATTTTAATAAATGGTGTTGAAATTCTCAATTACAAGTCAAAAGATATAATTCATACTGGAAAATTAAAAAAAATTGAAGTATCTTCTCCTGGAAATGGTTTTGATGTAATTAATCCACCTACATTGAGTGTATCAGATTCTGTTGGAACTGGGGCAACTGGATTTTTGGCAGTTAGTGGAAGTCTGAGAGAAATTCAAATCATTGATAGAGGATTTGATTTTACAGAAACTCCTACTGTTTCTATAACAGGAGGAAATGGACAAAATGCAAGAGCTTTAGTAAATACAAAATTAATTTCACATTCTGTCGAATTTTTCTCAGATCCACAATCTGCTAGAGTTGGATTGGGAACCAGTCTATCTACGATTGGTTTTTCAACTTACCACAAATTGAGAAATGGTGAGCAATTGGTTTACAAACCAAATGCTCAAAAAGTAATTGGAGGACTTTCTACCAATGCAACATATTTTGCGGAAATTGTTGATGCAACAACAATTAAACTTCATGATACCTTAGGAGAAGCGATTGCAGGAATTAATACAGTTACTTTATCCTTCCATGGCATAGGAAGACATACTTTAGAATGTACTTCCCAAAAATCAGTAATTGATTCAATTAATATTGTTGATAATGGATCTGGTTATGAAAATAAAAAAAGATCTGTCATTGCCGCAGGAATTAACACATCTTCAGACATCATTACAATTGAAAATCATGATTATAAGTCGGGAGAGTTGTTACGATATACGTCTGGAACGAGTGCCATTGGTGGATTAAGTGATGGGACAAACTATTATGTCACAGTAGTCGATGACAATAAATTTAAATTATCTGCAGTTGGTTCATCGAATGATGAAACCTTCTTTTATAGAACAAATCAATATGTAAATCTAACCAGTCTAGGTAGTGGAACTCAAATCTTTAATTATCCTCCAATTTCTGTTACTGTAAAAGGACCTGTTGGCATAGCAACTGTTACGGGTATAGAATCAAGTGCTTATGAGGCTGAGGTTCAACCAATTTTCAGAGGAGAATTGACTTCGGTACATTTATCTAACAATGGATCTGGATATGGAACTAATGAAATTATTAATTTTAATAAACCACCCAATGTATCAATAGTTTCTGGTAAAAATGCTCAAGCAAAACCAATTGTTTCTGCGGATGGAAGAATTGTTGAAGTAATCATAGAAAATATTGGTTCAAATTATACATCTATTCCAGATGTAGATTTAATTTCTACTACTGGCATTGGATGTGTTCTAACTCCTATTATTGAAAATGGCACTCTTCGCGAAATTAAAGTCATAGAACCTGGATTGGGATATGAACAGGGAGATGTCTCTATAGAAATATCCCCATCAGAGATAGACTTCTCTTTTATTCCAACCTTGCAGCAATGGAGAGTTAATTTATTTGAAAAATTATACAATAACAATTTAATATCATCAGATGATATAGCGATTCAAAAATCGTTAAATGATAGTTTTGGGTTGCAATGTTATTCCTTGTATGCACCTAGACCATTAAGACAGATGATTTATTCTGTCGGAGAAGGAGGAGAAACTCTATATGGAAAACTTGACCTTAAATTAGTAAATTCTCAAGAAACAGAATTTACTGATCACTCTCCAATTATTGGTTGGGCTTATGATGGAAATCCGATCTATGGACCATATGGATATTCCAATAATGATGGTGGAGTGGTAACTTTGATGAAGTCTAGTTATAGACTTAATTCATCTCGTATAGATGGACCTCCAGTATCAATCTTCCCGTTAGGATTTTTTGTAGAAGACTTTACTTACTACGAAAATTCCGATGATAGTTACCTTGACAAAAATAATGGAAGATTCTGCGTAACACCAGAATATCCAAATGGAACATATGCATATTTTACTACTATCAATCCAGATAGTGTAGAATCATCTGGATTATTTGAAAACTTTAAACTTCCAATTTTTCCATATATTTTGGGAGACAAATATTATTCAGTTCCAAACGAATTCAACTTTAAAAAATCTTCTAACCAAGATGATTATGATATTGAAGAAAACAACTGGTGTAGAAATACTGTTTCGTATAACTTGAGAGAAGATGGAGTTGATTACCCTTACATATATTCTCCAAATGATTTATCTCAAACTGGTGAGATTGTATCTACAAATAGAGGAAAAGTCTCTAAAATAGAAGTAAAGAGTTCTGGTGACAATTATAGAGTTGGAGACACTTTAAACTTTACAGATATAGATCCAACAGGATTTGGAGCTGCTGGAAGAATCTCTAGACTAAAAGGTAGGAATGTCAACAATATTAGTGCATCTATAACTGAAATATCTAACGTTGAACTAATTCCTTCAACCAAAAAAGGAACTTATTCTGTAGAATCAACAACTCCACATAATTTTGCATCATTAGATATTGTTAATATCACTGGGATTTCTACAACTTCGTCGAAGATTGAAGGCACATATACAATTGGAGTTTCAAGTGAAAGATTTTCAATTGTTGGAATGGGAACCACAGGAGTTGCTGTTGGAAACACAAACATTACTGGATTGGTAACCTTCTTTAATGTATCTTCAAGTCTAATTGGTTCAAATATTGTTCCAAATGATATTTTAGGTATCGGGACTGAAAGGGTAAAAGTTTTAAATGTTGATACAAATAACTCTAGGTTTAGAGTTCTAAGAGCCGTAGAGGGAACTGTTGGAGCAATTCATACGATTGGTTCTATCCTATCAGAAGATCCGAGAAGATTTACAATCAATCCTGGATTTAAAACTAAATATCCATTTAGAAAAAATAAAGAAATATACTTTAAACCATCAGAAACAGTTGGTCTTGGAACTACTGCTGTTGGAATTGGATCGGTATTACAATTTGATTCTTTTGGTCTGAACACAGTTGGTCTTGGAACAACCTTTGGTTCCAGTACTCTCGCAGTACCAATCAAATCACTTTACTTAAAAGATCATAATTTACAGACTGGTGACGTATTAACATATTCTCCAAATGGTGGTGATGGTATTATTTACAATGAAGCAGCAAACATTGGTGTTGCAGCAACACTGTCTGAAGGGCAACAAGTGTTTGTTGCTAAAATTTCTAATGATTTAATTGGAATTGCAACGCAAAGAGTTGGTTTGGGATCTACTGGTGGATTTGTTGGAATTGGTAATACCTCAACAACACTATTCTTCACAAGTATAGGCACAGGATCTAATCACAGTTTTAAAACAAATTATACTAATATTACGGGAGATGTTTCAAAGAGAACTGTAACTGTAACTACCGATGTAAATCATGGTATTCGTGGAGAACACTTTATCAATATCGATGTTAATCCATCATTTGCAACAACGTATGTTGTCAAGTATAATGACACCCATAGAAGAGTATTAGTTGGTATAGAGACTTTTAGTGCGGTTGGTGTTAATAGTTCAACCAATACCATTAATATAGCGAATCATGGTTATGAGAGTGGAGATAAAGTAATCCATTCTTCAACTGCACCATGCCAAGGACTCGAAAATGATAAAATTTATTATATTGTAAAAGTTGATGATGATAATATCAAATTGTCTAATACTTATTATGATTCAACCAATCTGATACCAGGTGTTGTTGGAATTGCAAGTACATCATTTGGTGAGTTTGGATTAATTAATCCTCCTATTAAGGCCTATAGAAGTTCTACTTTAAATTTTGATATTTCTGATTCTTCATTGGGATTTGTTCAACAATCTACACAATATTCTGCATTTAAACTCAACTTCTACTTAGATGATAATTATAGTAAGCGTTGGGAAACTGATGAATCATCTACTACATTCAGTGTATCCAGAACAGGAACGTCAGGATCAGCTTCTGCCAGGGTTACAGTTTCAATTGGAAAAACCACTCCAGAAAGACTCTACTATTCATTAGATCCAGTTTCTAATACCAATCTTCCAAAAGAAAAATCTGAAATTATATCGGATTCGGAAATTTCAAACCACAATTCTATACTGGTACAAAACAGTGTTTATAATGGAAATCGAAGAGTTTCTTTAGCAGGAACTAACTTCTTTACATTTGAACTACCAGAAACTCCTGAAGCAGATTCGTACACATCTACTTTATCTGATATAACTTATACAACTGATTGTACTCATACAAGTGGACCAATATCTGCTGTTGAAGTAACCAGTTCTGGAAGAAACTACACCACTTTACCATCAATTGAATCAATTAATTCAGTTGAAGGGGTAAGAGGAGATCTTTTAGCTATTAGTCAAGACATTGGTACAATCGAAAGAGTAAAAATTGATGATATTGGGTTTGATTTCCCAACTGATAAAACTTTAAAACCAAGTGCGTCTCTTCCACAAATTATCAATATTGATGCTTTTGCAAAAATTGATATTATTGATATAACCTCAGGAGGAAGAGGTTATACATCCGCACCAGATCTGTTGTTCTTTGATGGAAAAACTGGCAATCAAATTAGTGATATTGCTGCTGAATATTCTTTAGGAGATTCATCTGTAACTATTTTGAGTAATACAAGGGGTATTAATAATGCTACGCCAACAATATTACCAATAAGAAATTCTAACGGAGTTGGAATTAGTACAGTTGGATTCAACACAATTACCAAAGATGTGACCGTTCAATTGTCAGTTGGATTTAGTACAGCATTCCCATTTGAAGTTGGTGATCAAGTAATGATTGAAAATATCAGTATTGGTGGTACTGATAGGGGATTTAATTCTAAAGATTATGACTATCGATTATTCACTCTTAATGCGGTAACTCCAAATATTGGAGGAATTGGTACTGTTACTTATAATTTGTCCGATGAACTGTCTGCAAGTGATCTTCCAGGTGTATTCGATCCAATTAACTCATCTGGAAGAATAATAGCACAAAAAGATTTCCCAATCTTTGAAACAACTTTATCTACAGGAAATTATCTTCGTGGAGAAAAAGTTACTACTAATGGAAAAGAAGGTGTTGTTCAAAGTTGGGATAGTACAACAAAAATTCTTAGAGTTCTGTCAAGTGATAATTTCCTAAAAGGAGAAGTTGTAAGAGGACTTACTTCAGAGTTATCTGGAGTGGCATCTACAGTAACTTCATACGAGTCTTATTTTGAAACTGATGTCTCCTCACAGATATTCAGTGGTAATCAAACAGGATCTGGATATTTTAATGACAATTTGCAAAGATTGCAAGATAATTTCTATTATCAAAACTTCTCATATTCTCTAAAGAGTACAGTTCCTTTTGATACTTGGAAAGATGTTGTATCTTCCGTCAATCATACTCTTGGATATAGAAAATTTGGCGATCTTCAAATCGAATCTAATAATACAGGTCAACCATTAAGAGTTGGACTTTCTACAGGATTAACTGATGTTACTATTGTAAGCAATTTAGATAGTTTTGTAGATACAAATTGCGTATTTGATTTTGATATAGCAACCGAAAATAACTTGAGTTATTCTGATGGAAATAATATTCTTTCAGACGAAATTATATTCAATAGCAAAATCTTAACTGATTTTACCGAATCATCTGGTAACAGAGTTCTTTCTATTGATGACATAAGTTCACAATTTAATAGCAATCCTAGAGCTACTGCCTTTTCTATTTTAAACTCGTTCACTCTTAGCGATTTTAGGTTTAGAAAGTATTTTACATATCTCAGAGATAAGAGATTTACTCAAGAAAGACAAGGTTTAATCGTAGATCTTATTCATGACGGATCTTTTGGTTACATCAACCAATATGCAAGATTGGAAACTGTATATGATCAAGGATCTTTTGATTTTGCAATTTCTGGTACAGAAGGCCAATTGCTCTTCTTCCCCACTAAATCATCTGTTAATGATTACGATATCACAACAATTTCTTATAACTTAAATGATAACTATCTGAGCACAGGATCTACTTCCATCGGAGGGGTCGTAATTGATTCAGAAAGCACGATAGTAAGTGCTGGAACGACTGCGACTATTGTAAGTATTGGCAATACTTACCATTCATTGAAAGTTCTCGTTGAAATTGCACCAGATGTTACGAATCCATCTTTTGGTAGCACTGCAACATTTAATCTAAATGAATTTGAAGCTCAAGAGTTGAACATTGTTCATGATGGATCTAATGTTTCCATTCTGGAATATGGTAAGTTAACTACATCTCCAGGAGGAATTTCCGCAGTAGGATTTGGAACATATGATGCATATATTGATGGTTCAAATATTAAGGTTGACTTTACTCCATCTGGAATCGGAACTAACGCAGTGGTTAATGCTGTTGTAGTTGGATTATCTTCATTATCATCGGGTACTTCAACTTTAGATCTAAAACATGCCAGATTAGAGTCTACAACCACAAATATTACCTCATCTGGATCCCCAACTGAAAATATTATTGCACAATATCCAAGTCATGTATCAACATCTGATGACAGATATGATGCTGGATACTTTATGATTCAAGTTCATGATACTACGAATGATCGTTATGAATTTTTAGAGTATTTTGTTGTAGATGATCACATTGAAGGAGAATCGACTGGAGAAACCTTTGATACTGAATTTGCAAATATTGAAACTCATTCCGGACTTGGTACTTTTGGATCAAAAGTAATTGCTGATGCGGTAGGACTTGCTGCAACAACTCAAATTCTCTTTACTCCAGTATCAGGAATTGATGCAACTGTTCATGTTTATACTAATGCACTTAGAATTGAAGATGACACAAAGAGCGTTATTGATCTTACTAATGGAACAGTAGAAACTGGATATGGGGAATATACTGGAACTGATAGAGACATCAAGAGAGAATTTGAACTGACTCATAACAGTGACAATATTTTTGTAAGATCTTTTGAAGGAAATAACACTTCAGTTGTTAATATCACTGCAAATACAATTACCATTCCTAATCACTTCTATGTGACGGGTGAACAAATTGAATATACCTGCCCAGGTATTGGAATTACTCAGTCTATTGGTATTGGTACAACTGCATTCCCAGTTGCCGGAGTAACTACATCATTACTTCCAGCAACTGGAGTATTTGTAGTTAAAGTTAATGATAATACCATTAAACTTGCTAGAAGTGCTGAGGATGCTCTTAAGTCAATTCCAAAAGTGCTTGATTTAACTTCGGTTGGTGTTGGAGCAGGTCACTCGTTTACTGCAACGAACAAAAATCCAAAAGTTCTTGTGGCAATTGATAATCTTATTCAATCTCCTGTCGTTTCTACAGCAGTCACAACAACTTTAGCTGATCAGGTAGTAAGCACAGACAATACTGTCGATTTTACTGGAATAACTTCATTCTTTGGTGGAGACCTGTTTAAGGTTGGCGATGAAATAATGAAAATTGAAGGTGTTGGTGTTGGAAGCACAAACCGCCTCGTAGTTCGTAGAGGGTGGATGGGAACAAACATCCAAACTGGAATTGCAACTGGAGATTTAGTAACCAAGATCATAGGAAATTATAATATTGTTGGAAATACACTTAATTTTGTTGAAGCGCCATTTGGAAATACTCCAATTGGAACCATAACAAATCCTCCAGATCAGAGAGACTATGTTGGAATAACAACTAGTTCTACCTTCCAAGGAAGAAGTTTCATGAGAACTGCTCAGGCAAACACTACTAATGAAACTTACTATAAGAACTATATTTTTGATGATATTTCTGATCAATTCAATGGAATCGAAAATGAGTTTACTCTTTCGGTTGATGGTTCTAATATAACTGGGATTTCTGATGAGGGCGCATTTATATTAATAAATGATATACTTCAGATTCCTGGTGGTGCAAACAATTTTAATCTTTCCGAAAATACAGGTATAACTTCGGTCACTTTTGTTGGAAATGCACAAAATGTAACTTCTGATGTTGGTATTAGTAGTTTCCCTAAAGGTGGAATAATTGTTTCCGTTGGTTCTGAAGAGGGACTTGGTTATCAACCACTAGTTGCTGCAGGTGGAACAGCTGTTGTATCTGCTGCTGGCACCATTAGTTCGGTATCGATTGGTAACAGTGGTTCTGGTTATAGATCTGGAGTACAAACACATATTTCAGTGGGTGTAAACCTTCCAGATGTTTCTGGTTCTACTATAATTCCAATTGGAACTGCTTCTGTTTCTAATGGACATGTAACTTCCGTTGCTATTTCAACTGATAGGGTATTCTATGCCCCAAGAGATATATCAAATGTTGGATATTCATCAGCAACTGGTCTGACAACAGTTACAACATCAACTGCACACGGTTTATCTGTAAACGAAACAATTAATGTTTCTGGAATTGCATTCACTTGTGATTATGCTGGATCTGGACCAGTTAATATTTCTAATGTTGGATACAGCAGCGTCACTGGCATTATGACAGTTACAACTTCTGGTCCACATAGTCTTTCTACAACTGGACAGAAGAGTGATGTTCTGCTGACCGGTATTGGAATGACTTGTGATTTAGATAACGGTTCTACTATTCACTATTATCCAAGAACAACTGATCCCGCATATTGTGGAACTCCGGTTCTATCCACACCAACAACTACAACATTTACAGTTAATGTTGGAACTTCTACAGTTGCTACTTTCTATCACAGTGGCGGAACCTCACAACCTGTTATCATCGCACCAAGACTAAGTAATAACTCCGCTAGTGGATTTGATCCCGCATCACAAGGATCGGAAGTCCTTAGAGTCATTGATAGCACCAGTTTTGAAATAAACACTGGTATTTCCACTCGCGCACACTTCTATGCAAGATGTGGAACTGTTACAAAACCAATTGATATTGTATTTGATGATCCACTTTCTTACTCTAATATTCCTCTCGTATATAGTTCCTCTTCTGCTGGTGTAGGAACACAAGCAAAGATTAATGTGGTAGTTGGTCAAGGATCTAGTGTTATTGATTTTGAAATTTCAAATACTGGATATGGATATGGAAACGGTCAAACTCTTACAGTTGCAATTGGGGGAACTACTGGAATTCCTACCACATCTTCCTTCTCACCTTCAAATCAGTTTGAAATTGAACTTGAAAAAGTAATTAATGACGAATTCACTGGATGGTCTGTGGGTGTCTTAGAGGCATTTGATGATGTTACTAAATTTATTGATGGTAATAGAATTGACTTCCCATTGATCAGAGCTGGTATTCCAGTATCAATTAATAAGTCGAAGGGATCTAAAATTGAACTTGATCAACTGCTCTTAGTCTTTGTAAATCAAATACTTCAGATTCCTGGAAACTCTTATGAGTTTAATGGAGGATCTCAAATAACTTTCTCTGAGGCATTAAAGGTCGGAGATACTCTCAATATTCTTTTCTACAAAGGAAGTGGAGATGATCTTGATGTTATTGATAGAGAAGTTCTTGAAACTATTAAGTATGGAGATGAAGTTACTCTGAATTATAATCCAGATTTGGGACAAAAACCATATCAACAGGAGAATGCTAGAACAATTAGTACAGTAACTAATGTCGATAGTTGTGACACTCTTCCATATTTTGGTCCAGGTAATACTAGAGATACTACATTTGAAAGACCAATTACATGGTGTAGACAAACTCAGGATAAGATTATCAATGGTCAGGAAGTTGGTAAAGACAGAGAACTGTATGAACCAGTCATCAATCCTGTTGCAAACATAATCAATCCTATTAGTGTTGGTGGAACTATCGTTTATGTTGATAGATTGAGACCACTGTTTGATCTCAATAATGAAAATGTAGATGCTACATTTAGAAACACAATTCAAAAAGGAGTAACATTAGTAAATCCAATAACCGTAACTGGAGCGGCCGCAACTGCTGTAGTTTCGGTTGCTGGAACCATCGCTTCAATTACAATCAATGACGGTGGAGTTGGTTATTCAACAACACCCGATGTAAGTGTAGGTATAGGGTCTACAACAGCGACTGCAACGGCAACAATCTCCAATGGAGTTGTTACTGGGGTTACTATCACTAATCCTGGTGCTGGATATACTCAAACTAATCCACCTTTAGTTCTTATCGGTCCTCCAGTAAAACAAACAGAAAACTGCAACGTATTAAATACTGAATACCTTGGAGATTCTGGAATAATTGTTGGACTAGGAACAACTTCTATTGGTGTTGGATCGACTGGAATGGCATTCCATCTCCATATTCCTTCCGACTCTGATATGAGAAACACCGATTTGGTTGGAACTGCTGTTACTTTAAGTGGATTATCTGTTGGAGACTACTTCATAGTAAGAAATTCTAATCTAGGAACAGCATCAACAAGCATAAATGCTTTAGGAACTGATAATTCCACAATCGTTGGAATTGGATCTGAATTCATTGATAATGTATATGTTGTTAATTCTGTTGGAATAACTACTCAAAAAATTGCCGGAGTTACTACCAGCGTAGCTAAGGTAACTGTAAATACAAATCTCAATCCTAATGGAATTTCTGGATTCTCAACGGGTGCATTTTTAGGTGAGTATTCTTGGGGTAAATTTATCATAGATGCTAGAACAAAAGAACTTTCATATCCAGCACATACTTTGTCTGGAATAGGAACAAATGGATTGACTGGCATATCTACTTCATCGAAAGTCTATAGAACCAAATATATTAGGTTCAAAAAATTCACATGATTTTTAGTAATAAATAAGTAAAAAAGTCCGTCAAAAATGGCTGCTATTATAACTGATCAAGTTAGAATATTAAACGCGAAAAATTTTGTCGCGGGAATTGCTAATGCTAGCAATTCCTATTATTCTTTTGTCGGACTTCCAAATCCGACAGATTATTCCACAACATGGAATGATAGTCCTCCTGCACCAAAAGATAATTTTGATGAGGAGAATGATTATTGGGATACAATGATTGCTTTGAAGAGAATAAACTCTACTGATGTAAGACAAGTTGTTCCCAAAATAAATTGGTCTTCAGGAACTACTTATGACATGTATCGCCATGACTACAGTAGGTCCAATACAGCAGCAGTTTCTGGATCAACAAATTTATATAATTCAAACTTCTATGTTTTGAATAGTGATTATAGAGTGTATATTTGTCTTCAGAATGGCACGGACCCAGAAAATACTCTGGGTAGACCCTCACTGGATGAACCAACTTTTACTGACTTAGAACCAAAAGCAGCAGGGACTAGCGGTGATGGTTATATTTGGAAATATCTCTATACCATTAAACCAGCAGATATCACTAAGTTTGACTCTACAGATTTCATGCCAGTTCCCACAGACTGGAGCACTAGCAATGACACATCTTTAGTTAGAGAAAATGCTGTAGATGGTTCTATTAAAATTGTTACAATTACAAACCGTGGTGTTGGTTTAGGAACAGCGAACGTTACTTATACTAGAGTTCCCATCAAAGGAGATGGAACTGGTGCAGAATGCACTGTTACAATTGACGGAGATTCTAAAATAAATGACGTTTCCGTATCTTCTCAAGGATCTGGATATACATTTGGAACACTTGACTATGAAGCTGGAGGAATTCCTGAAGGAACAACTAGAGCATCATTTGATGTGATTATTACACCGCAAGGTGGACATGGCGCAGACATTTATAGAGAACTGGGTGCATATAGTGTGTTAATGTACTCTAGAATTGAGAGTGATAATGAAAATCCAGATTTCATTACAGGCAATCAATTTGCAAGAATTGGTGTTGTTGAGAATCCACTCTCTCCTGCAGGAGGGTCTGTCTTAACATCAGATAAAGCAAGTGCGGTTGTTGCTTTAAAATTAACAGGAGTTGGATATAGTGAGGCAACTTTTACTTCCGATTCCTATGTCGTTCAAACAGTTGGAACTGGTGCTACTGCAGTAGGTAGAGTTGTTAATTATGATCAAAATACGGGAGTTTTGAAACTTTGGCAAGATAGAACGGTAGCAGGATTTACATCTACGGGAATCGGAGTTACTAATCCAACATATGGATATGAATTACAAAGTTTTACTGGAAGTCCATCTGGAACAGGATCGTTAGCAATTACCCCCTCTACAGGGTTACCCTTAAGTATTGATAGCACATTTAGCGATAACAAAACGACGATAAATAATCGTACATATTATCTTGGAATGGATTTCACTACAGGTGTTGCATCCCCAGAGGTAAAACAGCATTCTGGAAATATTATATACGTAGATAATAGACCATCTATTACAAGATCGTCAAACCAAAAAGAAGACATAAAAGTTATCTTGCAGTTCTAAAGAATTATGCCACAGCAGACGAACCTCAACGTAGCACCATATTTTGACGATTTTGATGCGACGAACGATTACCACAAGGTGCTTTTTAAGCCTGGATATCCTGTCCAGGCAAGGGAATTAACGACTCTGCAGTCAATTCTGCAGAATCAGGTAGAAAAGTTTGGCCAGCACTTTTTCAAAGAAGGTGCCAAGGTTATACCAGGTAACACTGGATATTCTCAATTATATTATGCCGTTCAACTAGCGAACACCTTTCAAGGAGTTCCTATCGAGGCATATGTTGATCAGTTAGTCGGAACGACCATTACTGGTCAAACTTCTGGTGTTACCGCTGTTGTTGACAGTGTTCTTTCCGCTGCAGATTCGGAGAGGGACAGTGTAACACTTTACATTGCATATCAAGGTTCCTCTACAGCAGACAATACAACTCAAACATTTAGTGATGGAGAGTCTTTAACTTGTAATACAGTTTTAGCTTCAGGATTATTAGGAAATTCAACAATCGCAGCAGGAACTCCTTTTGCAAATACCATACCAGCAAATTCGACTGCAACTGGATCTGTATTTCAAATTGAGAACGGTGTATATTTTATTCGTGGATATTTTGTAAATGTAAACAAAGAATCTTTAGTTTTAGATCAATATTCAAATACTCCTAGTTATAGAATTGGTCTCTTTATTAATGAAGAGATTGTAAACGCAAATACTGATGAATCTCTGAATGATAATTCTCAAGGATTTAATAATTATGGTGCTCCAGGTGCAGACAGACTTAAAATCTCAGTAAGTTTATTTAAAAAATCTCTTGATGATTTTGATGATGACAACTTTATTTTACTAGCAACAGTTGTTAATGGAGTTCTTCAAACACCATCTAGAAGAGGAAGTGCAAGAGGTGATGGTGCGGTTTTCTTTGATGATCTTGAAGATGTTTTAGCAAGAAGAACTTATGACGAAAGTGGGCATTATATTGTAAAACCATTTAATGTAAATATCGTAAACTCTCTCAATAACAATCTTGGAAACCAAGGATTGTATGAGGAGGGTCAATTTACCGCATCTGGATCTACACCTACTCCTGATTTAGCAATTTGTAGAATATCCCCAGGTAAAGCATACGTAAGAGGGTATGAAATTGAAACAATAAGCCCCGTTTTTATTGATGTACCAAAACCAAGAACAACAAGAACTATTGAAAACCAGTTCTTCCCATACAGCACTGGTCCAACATTAAAATTAAATAGTGTATATAGATCACCAACAGTCGGAGTTGGTAATACATATATCCTCAGTTTAAGAGATCAAAGAGTTGGAGTTAACTCTGAAACTGCTCCAGGAAAAGAAATTGGACTTGCTAGGGTATTTGATTTCCGATTAGAATCGGGATCATATAATACATCATTCCCTCAGGAAAATGAGTGGGGAATGTCGATGTATGATATTCAACCCTTTACAGAACTTACTGTTAACAGTCCTATTGAATTAACAATCCCTGCATATGTCGAAGGAAATAGCAGTGGAGCAACTGGTTTCTTAAGAAGTCCAGTTCAAACTGGAACTGCATTGACAGTGTATGATCAGAAAGGAAAATTTGTCAAAAATGAAGTTCTTATTTTTAGAAGTGGCATTTCAACTCAAGAAACCACAAAGAATAGAGTTGTAACTGATATATCTTCTTTTGGTATCTCTGATGTAAAATCAGTTTACTCAAATACCGGCATTGTTTTTGGTCCAAATGGATCAGCGATTTCGGGTATCAACACCTTTAGTGCAAACGTTGTTCAAACTCCAAAACTAACTATAGGAGTAGCGTCTGTTACCACTCTCAGTGGAGTTAGTACTATTTCTAGCGCAAATGCACTATTCCCAGGTGATATAAAGGTTAACAACTTACTTCAGTATTCAGATTTATCAACTTCTGAAGATCCAATTTTAGCTAGAGTTGTAGGAGTTACAACAACGCAAGTAACCGTTGTTGGAGTAACAACAGTCGCTGGAGTTGCAAATGGAAAACTACCTACAACAGATTTTGCAGCATCGGATCTTAAAATTGTCAGCACAGAATTAGATTCTTCTTCTGATACAACTTTCTATACACAGTTGCCGCATGAAAATATCGCTGTTGTTGATTTAACTGAAGCAGAACTGACAATTAGAAAGATATTTACAGTAAATATTGAAAATAATAGATTAAGTTCTACAAGCGCATCAGCGATAACTTTACCACAGGGAGAAGTTTATCTTTCTTATTCAGATGAAAGATATTCTCTCATTAGATCTGATGGAACAACAGAACCATTGACTGCTGATAAATTCTCATTCTCTTCAGATCTTAGAGAGTTGCAGATTAGAGGTTTAGGATCTAACAATGAAGGTGCTCAACTTATTGTTACTGTCAGAAAAAATAGCGTAAAAGCAAAGAAAAAAATTAAGGATAGAGTTAAGTCTTTAGTCGTTGATAAATCCATAAATCCAGCTTCTGGAATTGGATCAACAACATCAAATGATGGATTATCCTACGGTAATTATCCATTTGGAACTAGAGTTCAAGATAGTATAATCTCTCTTAATGTTCCAGATATTATTGAAATTCATGGAATATATGAAACAGAAAATGTCAATCTAACAGATGCCAATTTTGGTGCTCCTGAAATGGTTCTTACCCAGTTAAATGGTCCTAGTGCCTCAACTGGAGACATGATAATTGGAGAATTGATGGTTGGTCAAACCAGTGGTGCAGTTGCTGTATTTGCAGAAATTAAAAACTCTACTACTTTAAGATATATTCCTAAAAATAATTTTAAATTTGTTGAAGGAGAAACCGTAGTATTCCAGGAAACTTCTATCTCTGGTGGCGTGAGTAGTCTGAATACTACTTCTTTCAATATCTCATCTAATTATACTTTTGCATCTGGACAGAGAAGCACAATTTATAACCATGGATCTTTAACTAGAAAAACTGATTCTGAGTCTCCAAAAAATAAGATAAAAGTCTACTATAAGAGTGCTTCATTTGATGCTTCAGACGATGGTGATATCGTTACAACCGAATCTTACAATGACTTCGATTATTCCACTGAAGTTAAAGCAATCAATGGAGTATTGAATACAGATCTCATTGATTTAAGACCAAGAGTTAGCAATTATACTGTATCCGAGGGTTCTAGATCTCCTCTAGAGTTCCTTGGAAGATCTTTCAATACAACAGGAAATTCAGTTCCAAATATTCTTGCATCTAATGAGACAATCTTCTTAGATTATGCATATTATCAGGGAAGAGTTGATAGACTTTATCTTCATAAAGATGGGAAGTTCCAATTAAAGTTTGGAACTCCATCAGATGATCCAAGAAGAGCAAGACCAGAGTCACCTGATAATGCAATTGAAATTGCTGAGATAGAATATCCACCATATCTCCATAATGTACAACAAGCATCCATTAGATTCTTGAAGTACAAGAGATATCAGATGAAAGATATCAAAAAACTTGAGGATAGAATTAGAAACTTAGAGTATTATACTCAACTTTCTATGCTGGAAACAACCACAGCAAATCAGTTCATTCCTGATGGTAATGGTCTTAATAGATTTAAGTCTGGTTTCTTTGTAGATAATTTTACATCTTTTAGCACCCAAGATTTGAGACTTGGTAAAAAGAATAGTATTGATCAGACAAATCAAACCCTTAGACCAATACATAGCACCAACACATTTACATTAATGACTGGACCTGTTGTTGATGTAGATACCACTGCAGACAAGAGGACTTCTGCTATAGAGGGAAGCAATGTTAGAAAAGATAATGATATTATTAGTCTTGATTATTCTGATGTTGAATTTATATCACAAACTTTTGCAACTAGAACTGAAAGTGTAACTCCTTTCTTAATTAGTTTCTGGCAAGGTACTATTGAACTTGTTCCTTCATCCGACAACTGGGTCACTCAAAATAGAACAAAAGCAAGAACCATTGATACCATTGGTAATTACTCTCAGATTATGTCTGAGGCTGAAGAGAAATATGGTGTTGATCCCGAAACTGGATTTGCTGCCGAAATATGGAATTCTTGGGAAACAAATTGGTCTGGTACTTTCTCAACAGAGTCCCGTACTAGAACTGATGAGACTTCATCTAGTCGCACTTTTGGTCGCGGTGGATGGATTAATGGTGGTAGCGGCGGACCTGCTGCTTGGGTTAGACAAACCACCACTCAAACAGTTGAGCAGGATGTGACTGATACGATTGAAAGTGGAACTAAGTCAAGATCCGGTACACAGTATCAGGTTGTTGAAACTTTTGAAGAAGTTTCTGTTGGTGATAAAGTTCTCAGCACCGAAGTTATTTCTACAGTAAGATCAAGAAATGTTGAATTCTATGCAGCGAACTTAAAACCAAGCACTAGAATCTATGCTTTCTTTGATGGTAAGGATGTCACAAAGTATTGTGTTCCTAAACTAATCGAAATCACAATGAGTTCTGGTGTGTTCCAGGTCGGTGAGACAGTTGAAGGTAGAGTTATCGACAAGGGTCTTGGAGAGGAAGGAAAGGATACAAATCCTAG